GCTCAGGAACAAGCAGACGAGGCTGTACGTGCCGGTGCGGTAACTGAAGGCATCAAGTTCAAGCCAATCGAATATGAAGCTGCAAAGCAAAAAGATTGGACGTATGACCCAACTAAAACAAAAATCGAAAACCCTGAAGAAGAAAGTAAAGACGATAATTCTCTTTACAATAAATACTTCAGAGACAAAGAAGAAGAAAAGAAAAAGAAGGGCTGGATCTCTGCAACTGCAGCCTAGCCCGTAAAGAAAATAGACCGGATTCCCGGTCTATTTTTGTTCTTCTAGTTTTCTAACGAAGTTTTTGCGGACTAATTTAATTTTATGATCGCCACTAAATTCAATCTCAACCCCTACACTCTTATATCCACCTCCGATTCCTTCATAAATCATGTCTTTAAGCGTTTCAACTGGTAAATCAATATTTGTTGGGTTGGTAGGCATAATCGATTCAGTCTTATATTCTACTACTTGAGAGACCTGGCCATTACGGTAATCTACTTGCTTGTTATACCTACCAAAAATAAGTTCATCATCACACATGTTATTATTCTTCCCGCTTACCATACTGACCTCGAATTATTACTCTTATAGCTTTTCTTAGCCTCTCTTTGGGGCTTCATGCTTGATAGCCTATATCTAACTGCATCAAGGGCGTGATCCAAACCACCTTCTGGTTCATTGATAATCTGACCGTTTTTATCAGTTTTCCACAGGTAATTGCGATATTCTTTAATTAAATTTATACTTCTTTCAGTAACTGAGATCTTCTGGTCTTGTACATACTGAATACCCTGTTTAATACTATCCTTTCCTTTAACCACTGGGACTAGATTCACGCCATAGCTTTTTATCTCATCATTACTTTTAGGTTCAGCCGAATCAGCGACAACTAACCCATATGGGAGACTATTTAAAACATCTGCAATTTGTTTGTTAGACATACCTTTTCGATAGAGTACTTCATCGAGAATATATCCACCATTGTAGTAATAGACTGCGACAATAGCAGTAGGATCGATAGAATACCCATAATCAAGACCATAACCCTCAAGACGCGCTTCAAAAGGGATATCTTTTATTATTTGCCAGCCTGTATAAATGCGACCTTCAACTTCGCCAATCTTCCCCTCGCCATAAACTCGCCACCAGTTCTTATTATCTTTATGGCTCTCAATTTCTTGGATCGTGTTCTGATCTAGCGCTTCATTGTCTTTATAGGTAAGTGTAATAAAATCAATGTCATCTCGTTTTCCAAGCATTTTCTCATAAAACCAAAATTCTGAAGTCGGATTCCAGTCGATCCAAACCACTTCGCGTGTACGTGTAATAAGCTGATCGACAATGTTGTACGCCAAGTTATTACATTCATTAAGAAACAGAACATCGCGCCTTGGGCCGTGTGCTTTTCCATATGTGTCAACTGAGGTAAATTTAATGGTTGAACCGGTCTCAAATGTATAAACATAATCCGTTCCATGCCATCTAGACTCAGTCCAATACCCTTGGCCTTGCATGATATTCTTAAAATCTTCAATAGCTCCACCTTTAAGATGTGGCATACTTTCCGATACCACCCAGATATTCTTACTCTTATGACTTTGGGTGTAATCTATGAGCCAAATTAAAATAGATATAGTTTTACTTGCAGAGGTCCCACCACAAACAGCCCTAATGCGCTTTTTAAGAGAGAATACTTTCTTTGTGGCAGTAGTATTCTTAAACTTCATCTATGACTCATCCTCTTTTTTAATGTCTGATTCTTTAGACTTACCACCGTAAATTGGGTTTGGTAGTTGAATATTTACTTCCTGCTTCTGAATAAAATCCGGATCAATATGGGAAGAGACGAATTTAGCTGTATCCTGTGCGATTTTAGGATCATCTGAATCAAGAGATTTTGACAAGACCTTGCGAGATTTTTCTGCTAGCACTTGAGTATCAATCGAATTGCCGCGAATCATTTTGATGCCATCAGTAACCCACTTATATTTACTTAAGATAGTTACAGCAGTATTCTCAGTAAAACCAGCCTTAATCGCTGATTGGTAGCCATTATTGAAATATTTTGTACCGGGAGTTAAGTATAATTCAAGAAATTTAAGTCTACGTGAGTCAGTAATCTTTTGTGATAGCTTAGTTTTGATTCTTTCTTCTGACATCTTTTTCATAGATTTTCTCAAATAAAAAGCACGGTCTCCCGTGCATCATAAGTGAATTATACCATATAAACATAATTAATATATACAAAAAACTCTCCTAACTAGAGAGATTATTGACCAGAGCCAGAGACGAAAGAAACCTTTCCTTACTTTTATTATAAAATATAATATCATTTTTCCCAAGCGGTGAAATTGGTTCATGACTTTACGAAAATGGTTATTCATTATCTAACTATGTTGATGACATCAATGCCACCAACAAAAAACCTCCGAAGAGGTTAATTGTGTGGTTGTTTAGGCAATTCGTTTTAAAAATTGGCTACCTGATTATAACATAAAAAGCCCCAAATTGAGAGGGGGTTATTTTAACACATTAGCAATATTAGAGTTAGGATTATAGATTCGATTATCCCGTTCTTTCTGATATCCTCTACGAGCAAACCAATCATCTAATCTACGGTTGAATAATTCTCCAATCATGAACTTGAGATTATTTTCTCTTGTAAATTTCTCTAGTAGTTCGATGAATTTTAGAAACTGACCATTATGCATTTCAGTATTGTCAATAGCTAATAGGTTCACAACTTTCTCATCNAGACTACCATGCTTAAACATGTAATAATGATCATCACCAAAAATTCGTGGTATTGGATATTCTTGATAAGAGTCCACTAATGATAATACTTTGTATGAATTGATAGTTTTCATAGTTACCTTAAATACTCGTCAATAATTTGCTTACATTCGCTAAACCCAACCCCAAATTCAGCTTTATAGCCCCTCGCACGCAGTTTCTCAAGTGCTTCAGCCTGCTCGGCGATATGTGGTGTTCGCCATGAACCATCTTTTTTTGTAAGTTTCTCGCCGTCCTTCTTAATTTCGATATAAAGTCCACCTAGTGGTTTAATCTCTACTAGGCTATAGCCGCTTCCTAATACTGTCTTTACTTTTATTTCTTTAGTTTTGGCAATAAATAGGTCCGGATAGCCCCTTTCCGGATGTAGTCTCTTATGCTTCACCGCCTGACCCATTGTGAGTTTTAAATCTGCGGCAATGTCAAAGCGATAGATCACATCTGGGTATTGAAGCTGGAGATAGCGAGCGATTTGCTCGTAGAGATTATGCTCGGAATTATATTTTGGGATTCGTCTCATTGTTTAGATTCTCCATACTCCATTGCATATTCATCTAGCACCTCTAACGGAGCGTCTCGGAAGAACCTACCAATACTTGATATGGTTGGCCAAAACCTTGTAACTTCATCAGGCTTAGATAGCTCTGAAAAATCATATTTAGAGGCGTATTCTAATATGTGATGCATTCTTAAAGCTCTAATCACAAGAGCTACCTGTTCTCTAGATGGCAGTGGAACTCCGCCATAGAATCTACACTCTTGAATTATCGTAGGCATGACCCAATCAACAATATTCTGACCATTATCCATGGTTCTATTCTTGTGCCCTATGTATGCCATTATTCCTCCTTTCTAGCTCCGCATTTACCGCATTTGCCATCTATCGTGTGGGTCATGCACCAGCAATTTTTGCAGAGGCTAACATCGTCGGATTTAGTCACACTAGTCCTATACTCTAGATATTCATATGGGCCATGTGTCTTATTATAGTAATCCATCGCCTCCTCAATCCCACGAGATTCACATATCATAGCCATTTTAAGAGCGATTGTAACTTCATTTGCATTTCGTTCTAACTTGGCTTTATCGTCATTCTGAGACAGAATTGCTTCAACTATTTGATTTATTGTCGATAATTTCATTGTTATTCTTTTCTTGTATCTCTTTATCAAGATTAAACTTCTTCTTTTTACTAGCCATACGAATTTTTGCCCAGTAGATTTGCTTGTCGCTCTTAGAGTGCTTAGCAGGTTTATGAGAACTGAGTTTTCCCCAATCTACTGGTACATCAAATTCATTCTTTCTCATTAGGATTGTCTTCGTGTATATTGCCAATGACTTCACATAAGTTTGAATACTTAAAAAGAACATAATAACCATCAGGAGTGTTGTCCCAATAGATTGCCCATTGCCCATCTTTTACTTGTTTAACTACACCTTTAAGGTCGCTATTATGCTTAGACACGATATCCCCCTCATAAATCTCTTTGCCGTTTTTATCTTTTAGTCCAGTATATTGCTCAATGATAATATCTGTGGTAGTCAAGAAGCTTTTACGATTTTCTATCCAAATTTCCAGCCAGCCCAGCCATTGCCCATCGCGGTCAAGAGTAACAAAATCACAATATCTACCATGTTCTTCACTCCACGCTCTAAACTTTAATTCACGCATTATACTATGTACTCCTCAACGACAAATGGTTCTTGGCCTAGCCTATCTTTTGTCTCATTATCTTCAATTAGATAACCTTCAACAACAATAGCGTCGTAATTAAACTTACTGGTGCGCTGTTCATCCGTCATCTTATCCCATTTATCTTTTTCGATTCTTAATTCTATACGGCCTTGTACAATGCGTATATCACCGTCTAATTCTTTTGTAATTTTTAACAT